CTACTTGGGGCATCGCGATGACCGAACACATATTGTTGTGCAGCTTTCAATACCGCCACAGAAATGGTATCACCGCCATATTTTACTTGGCCAGGGTTATTCATATAGGTGACATCACCCTTGGAATCGAGGAACTCTTGGGCGATATTTTTGGCGGCATTATCGTCCTTCACTCCAGCGGACCTTAGGAAGTTTAATATGCCGATCCCTGTACCAAGCTCACTACCCGCCGATACCCGATTACCATGCTTATCAACCTCGAATCCTTCACGATCGCGCCCAAGACGTTTATTTTCAAGATCGATCTGTTCTTGGATAAGGTCATTGGCTCTTTGTTGCACCTTAATTTGACGCTCCAAGGCATCTGCAGCCCGATCAGCGGCATTTTCAGCCGCGTCCCCCGCATCTTTGAAATGACGACCGAGGTCTTTTGTTTCTCTTCCGAGTTTCCCAACTTCGGATATAGTGACATCACCAAATTTTTCATCTACCTTGATGCGCAATCCAAGTAATGCAGCTTGTACATCAAGGTACGAACTAGCCACGCCATGGTTAGCAAGAATGGCCGCTTCTGCATATTTTTTGAATGCGGACACTAATTGACCGGCTGTAGCTTCGCCGCTCAATTTCATTTTATCAAAGGCATCACGATAATCGTTAGCGACTCGGACATTTTCGGCTCGAGTCGCGAATCCGAATGTTCGAAATGCTTCGGCTAGGCTATTTATGCCGGGGAGCATATCGTCGATCTTCCGTCGAGCTTTTTCCAAACCCTCAGCCATATCCCGACCAGATACTCCAGCTGTTGATCCGAGAGTTTGCCAAAGATTGATTAATTCTTTAATTTCAGTTGGGTTTTTAGCCTTATCTAACATGCCATTTAAAGCATCCCGAATCATGATCGCAGTGTCAACACCAGCTGATCGGAGTTTTCCGAAGCTGGCCACAAGACCATTTAAAGCTGCTTCATTTTCTTTAAAAGTCTTTGACATACCTTTCAAAGAGGCATCTAGATCAAACCCAATAGCTTTTGCAGCAACTTCCGCTAATTCTAAAAGGCGATCTTGAATATACTTAATAGATGCCCCACCCTTTTCTAACCCCCCAATGAAAGCCGTTGTAAATTGCGTAAGTTGTAACGCATTTAGTTTGCTGACTGACTCAACCAAATTAAGGCTGATGGCAGCCGCCGCATCTTTGCTCTTAGTTGCGACCACACCTAAAGCAAAACCCATTTGATTTATATTAAATGCAGCAGCGGGTAATTGAATACCAGAATCCTTTGCCAATTTTTCAAAAGCATCCCTAACTGCATTAGCTTGATTGACCATATTCACGATCGCGCCCCCACCCGCGCCCGTGAATACTTGAAACCGTTCCTTTACGATATCGGCTGCCGACCCGATACCCGCAACGCTCGAAGCTGTATTTTTGGCCGCATCGTCAACAACACCGAGACTGCCTGACCCCTTCTGAGCCATGGCTACGACAGCTTCAGCAGCAGCCTTTGATGATAATTCAGCTTCATCCGCAATCTTTTTAAACGCGGCCACACCCCTCGACTCGAATTCTAAAGCCTTGTCTCCAGCCCTTTCGAATGATTTTATAGAATCTTCCTTAAGTATTCGGGCTGTTTCTTTAAGCTCTTTACTTAATTTCCCAAATGTCATAGTGCTTATAGCACTAGCAATCGATCCCAAGGCGCGCTGCGCAATGCCCGTCAGAAGTGAAAAACCAATCCCGAGAGTAGAGATTCCATCAGAAATAAACCCGATAGCGATTGCGACGCCCTGTAAAGTGCGGGTAAGGAACCCAACCTGCTTAGTCGAATCTTTAAATCCCAAAAAAGCATTCGGGATAGATAATACAGCATCCGCGACAGAACCTAAAAGGATGTTTATTTCACCGATAGCCGCCATCAACGTAGTAAAGCTGGTTCCAACAACCGTGTATAATTGTTCAAATGCTGTTTTTACTGCTTTGACAACATCCGGGTTCAAATTACCCATCGCGTCACGGATTTTTTCAATAGCGGCGCGTAGATCATCGAATACTGTCTTAGCCGCGTCACCAACTCCGCCCGCGCTTAAATCTAGTAGAAGATTCCGGAATTCATTCCGTAATAAGTTAATACGACCTTGAAGAGTTTTGGCATGGCCCGCCGCTTCTCCCGCGAATACCTTTTGCAATGCCGGACCGAATGCCGTAAGAAATTCTTCGGCATCCAAACCATTTTTTACAAGTTCATTCAAACGTATTGTGGTCACGCCCATGGAATCAGCGGCAATACTCAAAGCAGCCGGAAGACGTTCGCCGAGTTGCCCACGGAGTTCTTCCATGAACACTTTGCCTTTGCTGGCAATCTGCTGAAGCGCTAAGAATATTCCGTTAGTTTCATCAACGGTTAGATTCATTGTCGCGGCTGCTTGCTCAACGCCCAAAAATACGTCTCGAACACTTTGACTACTCATCGTCGTACCGCGAGTAGCCGCCGCGAATTTGCTGAAACCGTTTGCGGCCCCGAGCATATCAATACCCAGGTCTTGGGCAGTTTGACGAATGAATTCGAATTCAATGCCCGCTTGCTTGGCACTCCCGGTAGCAAATTCAAGTTGTCGATTTATTCCTTCAAATTGAATAGTGGTATCGATAATCGCTTTGAGACCTTGATAAATGCCACTAAGTCCCCCAGAAATCCCGGCGAATACTGCTAAGTTTAACCCGATCCTCTTAATGTTGTATCCAACATCATATGCGCGATCAGAGACACCCTGCAATTCCCCCTTAAGTTGCGCCATACGTTCAGAAGCGGCTATCGTAACTCTTTTTACTTCCGCAGCAGGTACTCCGGCGTTAGCTTTAAATTGACCTAATTGAGTTGTAATCGCACTTAATTCGGCCCGAATACTGCTTCCGGTACGAATGTTGAGTGCTTCATAAATAGCTCGACCTGATTTTTGGGCAGTTTGTTCAGCCTTTATTAGGGCCGAAGACAATACTGCCTGCAGTTTGTTAAACGATGCAGAAGCATCCGCAATTTCTAAACTAAAACCTGCTAACTGTTTCCGAGCAGACGCAAGGAAAACAGGGTTAACCCGTGTCCCCTGCTGCAGACCATTCAAGAAACTTTGTAATTGTGTCTTAGCATCAACAAGTTCTTGACGTAATGAAGATAAAGCTAGTTTACCAACAGACCCTATTTGCGACAATGCCTTAGCACTTATTTGCGCACCATTTTGAAGGCTCCCAATTTCCTGAGCAGTCATCTTAAATGCAGCGACAGCCGCCCGAGCGTCCGGAGCCGAAAAAACACGTTGGAGACTGGCCTGCGCCTTTGCAGAAGATACATTGAGGTCAGCAGCTTCCTTTTTAATAGCTGCCGCCGATGATGCAAAGGTATTTTTCGCCTGAACCGCAGCAGTATTCCAAGCTGTTGTGGCCAGATTCATCACTGCCGAAAAATTTAAATTAGCCACCTTCTAATTCCCGCCAAAACTTCTGGAAACCATCGTTGGATGCCATTGTAGCCACACGGTAAGCGCTTGACTGCAATTTGATGCGCCTTAACTCGTCGCGGTCAATGGCTCGAAGAGTTCGGGTGAATACCCCGTAGGGGAGCTTGATGACTTCATGAATTGTTCCATAGCCATGGGCGACAAGTCGCTCGACAGCATCGTACCAATCATGCTTATGCCCTGCGCCATTTGAATCAACTTTGGCGCAAGGCGTTGGATAAAAAAATCGCCATTCACCTGTATGATTAGTGACGCAATTTCGAAGAACTGGTCCGGTTTCATCCTTTCAAAAAATACTCGGTCGGAAACATTGGTGACAAGGAGCGCAGCATCCATAAATTCGTCACTATGCTCAGAAAGCACCCTGAATAAGGCAAATGTTTCGATAGGCTTCGTTTCACCATCCTTTCCACGATCCGACAACGCCCCCGCCTCATCGAATTCATTAAGGAAGGGGGCACACGCCCGATTAAACATCTTCAAGTTAACCATATCGACTTCACGCACGATAACTTTCACACCGCACACGAACACCGATCGTTCAACCCCCGCCATCTGATCTAATTGTTCTAACCCTTCGGACACGGCCCACCCCTCTATTTTGTTCCCAAATACCGTCAGCGGGTATTTAATACCCCGCATGAACTCCTTGAACGCTACGGCAACAATTTAGGGTAAATCAGCCGCCCAAATTGCCCCCAAATATCGTCGGCGGGTTTCGAAGGATCGACCAGAGCCGTTCCTTCCAACTGAATTTTACCAAGATCACCGGACGTGATCAGTCCGAATTCTTTTGTCGGATCAAGCGCAACCCGGTAAATTTCCGCCGCAATCGGGCGATTCGCCATGGCGATATTGATACCTTGGAAACGCAACGCGACTTCCTGTAACGGTTGCGAGAAAATAGCCATGATCTCAACTTCGTCGGTGTCGTAAGTTATCTTCCATGGAAGAGTGTAACCAACGGGATCGACCACCGTCACCGTGCCGAAAACCAAATCAAGTACGTAATCAGTGGAATCGACCACTACAGGGGTTACGGCGCTGTCGTTAACAACGACGTTTTTAACGCTCTGGTGGGGTAGAACCCAGATATCATCGACTTTCAGCACAAGCGGCGAAGTGCTCAAGAAACCAACACCGGAAGCCAGCACCTTGAGCTTGGAACGGGTCGCAAGGGCGATGTTTTCACGGTTGAAGACTTCTAGTTCCGCCGAAATGTTCATTACATTTTCGGTAGGCAGTCGAAGATCAACCGCATCAATACCGGAATAAGATTCCTTATGCTGGATAGTGGTTGTGTTAAACGTCGGCCCAAAAGCCGGGACATTCCCAAACCAACGAAAAGACCCAACTACGTTATCGACTATCGGAGCAACGAACAGCTTGCCACGGCCACGGAAATACTCCTGTTTGAACATGATAAGACTCCTTGGTTTAGGTTACAAACATTCCCTTAAACATAAAGGGGAAATACGCGAATGCCGCAGAGTAACCGGCAACTGGCACACCTTGTATTCGATGCAATGGTTCCATCCAGTTAACGGGACTCCAACCCTGCAACTTATCAAGAACTTTAGGGATTATCGTCCCCGCTTTTTCGAACAACTTCGTTGTATCTTGTAATTGGGCACTGGCGACCCGCACCGAAACCACGACCATCCATTTTTGCCCAACAGTTTGACATTCACCATCGCCCACACTGTCCCCTAAAATATCCCCGGCGTACATTACAAAGACATTCAAATCACCTTGAGAAGATTCTTTTAAATCTGCGATATCGAAAGGAGTCTTGATTTTGGTGTAGGCCAGTTCAGGCACAAGAGCTAATCGCGCAACAATTGCTGGTTGCGGCGCAAAATAATTTATGATTAATTCATTCATAACAATACCGTAACCGATCCATCGGTACGCAAACCAAGACCGCCGAGATTAACGAAACCCATTCCGGGGGGAGAATCCAACATCATGTCGGGCGCAGTTGCCGCTATTGCAGCCGTTTCCGGAACCAAAATTCGCCGCGCCACTGGCCTCCACACACGATACGGCGCAAGCAGAACCTCTGATAATGTGTACATCAGGGGATCCGGTAGAACAAGACCGTCGAATACCAATACTGCCGTTACATCCGACTGTAAACAAACGGAGGCATCGCCACCATTTGCGGCCCCATAATCTGCGGCATTACCGATCTTCGTCTTTTGCGCATTCCCCAAAAATGTTGTAACGCTCGTACCATACCCGGTAGCGGCTATCTTCACCTTATCGTACCACAACACTGGCGTACTTGTTATAGATGCTTTTGTCGCAGCATAAACGTGAAACTTACCGTCTACCAGCGTCGTTGAATTGCTATGTGCGCTTTTCCAATTGCTCCCACCAGCGCCGTTCACGGACGTATCTACCACCAGACATACAAATCCACCAGGTCTACTCGTACCAGAGTTACTCTGATTTATATTCAAACCCATCTGATTGTACGGCAATGCTCCGTAACGCTGCGAAAATAAAATTCCAGCGACGTCTGCCGCTCCGTTCGCAACGGCGATTACTGTGAAGGTATTACTTGTGATCGGCTGGCAGACCCCAAAGTCAAGGCCACCATCAATAGCGCGCACGACTTTGTAAGCTCTGCCTTGCGGCGTTGCACGAAAGCTATCGCCAGAGGCTTTTACGCCATATTTTCCGGGAGGTTGTACTCCGGCCTGCGCAAGCCGCTTTATAGCAACATTAATAGGCCCCCAAGCCGCGTTGAATGCAAACGACGGCCTCGGGAAGGCCGGGTCAAATTCAACCAAACCATGCGGCTGATTAAGCCAGTTAGACATTGGGTTACGCCGTCAGTAAGCTGGTAGTTTCGCTCAGGAACGCTTCACACGTCACGGCTTGGCCGGTGTTACCGGTGACTTCGACTTCGAGATGCATTACCCCTTGCGGTATCTCCATCGACCACGGCGTTATGGCATTTGCGGTAGTCCCCCCGCCGATAGCAGAGCTGATTGTTTTCCAGTCCGTGCCCTCGCTCCCCGCCGTTGGCGTTGCACCAGAGT